GACATTGAAGCTGATTGGTCCAGCGTTGACTATAAGGATGCCTGATCATGCCGTGCATATTCGGAATCATCGATCCAAGCGAGGAATGCCGGGGCACCGCGTGCCAGACCTGCACCGGGTGGGACGAGCTTTGCGCCGGTTGCGGCGAGGGGTGCGCCAATGGCGCCGGGCTGTGCAAGGAGTGTGAGAAGCAGTTGCAGGCGCAGCCGGAGGGGCCGGAGGTAGGAGAATAGCTAAATGGTGGGAATGCCCTTGAGTCTGGACAGCAGTGTCTGCGGATCGGCATTGCGGTCGAGCAGTCCGGCCTCCAGGAGCAGCCGGGCCTGCTCAGCATACTTCTTCTTGGTCTTGACGGTTTTGACCTTGGCGATCTTGTCGATGTATCCCTGGGCCTCGTTGACGTATTTGGCCGTGGCGTACTTTTTGAGGTACCCGTTCACTCCGGCGTCAAGCCTGGCCAACTCGTCATCCGGGATGCGGTACCGCTCGCGCAGATCCTTGTACTTGTCGATGGCAAGCGCCATCCTGCTTTCGGCCGTATCCTTGTTCTTGCTGGTCACCGCGATCTGCAGGCTCTCCCTGATGATCTGCTGCGTGCGCAGCCTCTCGGCAAGAAACGGATTCCTTCTCATCAGAAGCGTGTTGAATCTTTTTATCTCGCGGGGATCGGCGAAGACCGGGCCGAACTCATCGGTGGGGATCTCGCGCGGAACAGGTTGCGGTCTGTTGCCGGCCTTCAAGGCCAGATAAACAATGACGGCGATGCCGGCAACGCCAACAACGACGATGGCAATGATCTCGATGGCCATAAGCTCAGGGGTGACAGAAATCAGCCGCCGTTTTGCTGGAGCCACTCCTTGGCCTTCTGCTCTTTATCCAGGCAGTAGATGATCATGGAGTGGATGGGCTCAAAGTCTTTGGTCCACTTCTCCGTGCAGCGGTTCAGGAGGTCGAAGTCCATGTTGTCCCGGTACCACTGGTCAACGTTCGCCTTGGCCTGGCGCTCCTTTTTGACGCAGTATTCCTGCATCGAATAGTTGTCAGACCATTTGTCGCGGCAATAGGACATGATATCCGCCTGCGCCCAGGCGGCTGACAGGAGCACGGCAACGGCAACGGCGATAAATCGTAGCATAAGACCCTCCTTTTTTTTGAATGCTTAAACGATGTGTAAAGGCTATCACAAAATGACCCGCTTGACAAATGCTGATCGTTTGGGCTACCATACTCATGTCGTCGGGATACCGGCGGCCGGGGTTGCAGCCCGAATCGTACAGGCGGACACACCGCCACCAGCTCAGTCTTGGCGGTTTTTTTGTGTCCGTGGCATGGCTCCTTCTTGGGTGGCCATGCGGGGAGCCTTCGGGCTCGCCGGGTCCTGTACCTCGGTCTGCAAACCCGCATGTCCGCCCATTTTCGTTTTGCAGCGATGGGCGGGGAATTTCTTAATTCTTCGTACAGGAGGCAGCACCATGGATCAGAAACAGATCAGCACCATCAAGAAACACCTCACGGTCAAGGGCGGCAGGATCTTCACCACCTCGCTGGATGTGGCCAACTTCTTCGACAAAAAACACAAGGACGTCCTCCGGGCGATCTACAATCTTGAGTGTTCAGCCGAGTTCACTGAGCGCAATCTTGCGCCCAGTGAATACAAGGACCCCACCGGCAGGATGCTGCCCATGGTTGAAATGACCAGGGACGGCTTCACCATGCTGGCCTTCGGCTTCACCGGCGCGCCTGCGGTCCGCTGGCGGGAGGCGTATATCGCGGCCTTCAACCAGATGGAGGCGGCGGTCATGAAAGGCAGCAGCGCGGACCTGCACCAGGCCATGCTCGACACGCCGGTGATCCAGAACCTGATCAGCGTCATGTCCGATCTCATGGTCAAGGTCGGCAAGCTGGTCGCCCAGGGCGACCTGGTACCAGCCGGCGGCCATGCAAAACCGATGTACACCTTTTCCACCGATCATATCCGCAACTTCATCGACAGGCACTGCGCCGTCGATTGCAACGCCCTGTGCGAGAAGTACGTGCTCTATCGCCAGTACGAGGCATGGTGCGGCGAAAACGGCGAAGTGCCCTATGACTACAACAACTTCTTCAAGGCGCTGTACCAGACCGGCATCCCCGTCCGCAAGACGGAGCGCAAGGACCGCCGCCATGGCACTATCCTGAAAATGGTGCGCGGGCTCGGGGTGCTGTGATGAGCGCCCAGGCCCAGCAGGCCCGGGGCCTGCATATCCCGCCGATGTTCGGGGAGCTGTCCGGCGCGGACAATGAGATCGGCACGGCCCGGCACGTGCTGACCTTTCTCTCCGAGACCTTTGCCGACGCCAAGGGCGAGCGGCCCCTGACGCAGGAAGCGTGCTTCGGCCTGGTCCTGATCCTGGACGGCCTGATCGAGACCCTGCACGCGGCGGAAGCGAAGCTGTAACCGTCACCCCCACCCAACCCTCCCCCGTCAAGGGGGAGGGGATCTTGTCCCCTTCAGCCTAACAGCCTTCAGCCTTCAGCCCCCTCCCACTTTCCCCGTACTTTTATATCCCGACCCTTCCGGCTAAACCCCTCCCCTTAAATCTCCTATAAACATCGGTAAGAGCACGGCAGCAGCTCCTCTTCATCCACCCCTGACGGCTTGCCGCCAGGGGTTTTCGAGCATGGAGGGGCCGCCGCGGGCGGCGAGTGGAAAGTTAAAAGTTGAAAGTTAAAAGCGGAAAGAGCTTGCCAGGCTGCCACTTGTCACTTGTCACTTGTCACTGAATTCGGAGGGGCGATGACCAAAGAGTATGACCGATGGTTTCAGGAGTTCGCCTTTATCTATTTCAGCGGGCTCGTTACCTGGCCATGGCTCAAGGCGCAGGGGATAGCCGAGAGCGGGCTCCGGCACGATGCCGTGTCGCCGGTTGGCGCGCGGGGGATCATGCAGATCATGCCCGGCACGGCCAAGGACATCGCCAAGCATTTCCAGGTGGTGCCCAACCTTGACGATCCCAAGACATCCATCATGTTCGGAGCCCACTACCTGCGGAAGATGTGGAACATCTTCGGCCAGGAGGAAGGGCTGGAGCGGCTGCGTTTTGCCTTCGGCGCCTACAATGCCGGGGCCGGCAACATCATCAAGGCCCAGGGGATGGCCAGCCGCAAGAACGTCTGGGAGTCGGTGAGCGCCATGCTGCCCGAGGTGACCGGACCGGCAAATGCCAGGCAAACAACGGACTATGTCCGCCGGATCGAGGGGATCCGGCTTTCGATGATCGAAGTTTGAAAAAGGCACCGAGGCATAAGGCACTGAGGCACGAAGGGGGCAGAGCGGCCTGGCTGATCGGGCTGCATGAGATATGGAAATGGAAACGGGAACATGCCGGACTTTATCGACGACATAACGGACCGCGATCCGCGCGAGATGGCCGCCCTGATTGACATCGCCAGGGGCGACGCGGGCAAGGAGGGCCTCGGCGCGCCGGTCTGCGCCTGGTGCGACTCGCCGATCCCGATGGCGCGGCGCCTGGCCATGCCGGGCTGCACCCTGTGCGTCAGCTGCCAGGAAGACAAGGAACACCTCAAGGAGCGCGGATGACCCCGGACCAGCTGTCAACACTGGCCGCCGTCGCCGGCCTTCTCAAATCGATAGGCACCTGGCCGGTGCTGAGCATCGTCTCGGCCCTGGTTGTCGTGCCCTGGATCATCCTGGTCTGGCTGTCCATCATCCAGCACCAGCGCATCGAGGCAGTGACCAGGAGTCACGAGGTCCGTTTCGAGAGCGTGGTGAAGATGTACGAAAACAACGTGCTGATGGTTGACGAAATCAAGGGCCTGGCCGAGGGCTACCGGGACCAGTTGATCTGGTCCACGCAGGTCGCCACCGAGGCGAAGGACATTGCCAAGAACAACCTGCACTGCCCGATGGTGCGGAAAACGACAAGGCCGAGGGACTTACAGTCATGAGCGAGAGAGAACAGATGCTGGGCCGGATGTCGGTTCTGGAACAGGAGCGGCATCGGCTGCGCATGAGCATCGAGGGGCTGTGCCGGGTGATCCGCGAGGAGATTAATCCGGCATTGAGCGACCCTGAAAATATGGACATCGCCATGGCGGCGCAGCAGATGCGCAACCTGGAAACGGCCGCGGTCAAGCTGCAGGGCGTGAACAGCCAGATCAACCGGTTGAAAAAGGAGCTGGGCCTTGGGAGCTAAAGGCGATCGCGCTGCCAAGGAACCCCTGGCCAAGGATCTCTACGCCCAGGGCAACACCCTGACCGAGATCTCCGAGCGGCTGGATGTCTCCGTCACCAGTCTGTCCAAGTGGAAGTCCGAATCCAAGCGGCCCTCCTCCGACCTGGACGAATGGGACCTGGCCCGCCAGGGGCACCGCGCTTTTGTCGATGAGCTGCGGGCGATGTTCAAGGAGCAGCTCACCTATGTCAAGGGGTTGCGGCCATCGGAGCGCGACAGCGCCGTGATGGACACGCTGTCCAAGACCGCGGCCATTGTCCGCAAGTGGGACGATATCGAGCGGGCCGAAGCTGCCAAGGCCCAGGAGGTGGCGCCGGAGATCGACCGGCCGGCCCTGTTCCTGGGCAACCTGGAATGGCTGGCCATCAAGCTGCGGGACCTGGATCCGGAAGGTCTGAAAGTGCTGGCGCGCAACTTTGACGCGCTGATCATCCAGTTTAAAAGCGAGTTCGCAAACTCGAAATGAGAAAACGGCCGCAACTGACAGAGCACAGGTTCGACCTGTGGGTTGACCAGCTCAAGGGCTGGATCACCGAGTCGGTATCCCCTTTCGAGGATGACACCCCGGCGAAGAAGGCGGCGCGCATCGAGCTGGGCCGCAACGATCTGCTCTATTTCTGCAAGACGTACTTGCCCCACTACTTCCCGGTGGAGTTTGCCGAGTGCCACGAGGAGTGGGAAGGGCTGTCCGAGCTGCGCGACGAGGTGGTGCTGGTTGCCGCGCCCCGCGAGCATGCGAAATCGACCTTCTGGAGCTTCGCCATCCCGGTGCGCAATATCGTCTACGGCCTGCGCCAGTTCCAGCTCCTGGTCTCGGACACCAATGACCAGGCCACCGGCTTCACCCTGCCGATCCGGTTGGAGCTGGAGGACAATCCCCGGTTGCGCCACGACTTCGGCGACCTGCGCGGGCAGGTCTGGCAGAGCGGGGATTTCACCACCAGCAACGGCGTCCGGACTCTGGCCCGGGGCAAGGGGGAAAAGGTGCGCGGCCTGAAGAACCGCCAGCACCGGCCCGACTACGCCACGGTGGACGATTTCGAGAACGACGAGAATGTCGAGAATCCGAAATTGGTGGAGAAGGGGCTGCGCTGGCTGCGCCGCGCGGTGATCGGCTCCATGGGCACCGGCTACACCTTCGTGATGGTGGGGAACCTGTTTCATCCGAAGTCGGTGCTCTCCCAGCTGATCGCAGAGAAGGACGAGACCGGCGAGAAGCTCTATGTCTCCCGGGTCTACCGGGCCTGGCTCGACTACGGCCAGGATACGCAGCGGCCGTTGTGGCCCGCGCTCTGGCCGGCCGATCGGCTGGAGAAGAAGAAGCGGACCATGGGCACGCGGGACTTCAACGCCGAGATGATGAACCTCACCGGCGCCGATGACTCGCCGTTCCAGGAGCCATGGTTCAAATACTACGAGCGGCCGCACATCGAGGTGCTTCTGCCATCCATGCTGGTGGCCACCTTTGTCGATCCCAGCGCCAAGAACGGCGAGGCCAACGATTACAAGGCGATCATTACCGTGGGCCTGCAGCGGGACAAGATGTTGTTCCGCTGCCTGCATGCCTGGATCAGGCGGGCCAGCCCGGGCGAGATGTTCGCCGCGGCCTACCGGCAGGTGGACGCCTACGGCGGAACCATCGGCATCGAGGAGAACATGCTCAAGGATTTCCTGCACGAGGCCATCTACAACTACGCCAAGGAGGTCGGCCGCTATCTGCCCTGGCAGGCGGTGCAGCACAACACCAACAAGGAGGCCCGGATCATCGGCACCCTCAGCTATCTGGTGGAGCACGGCAAGCTGCTGTTCGAGAAGGGGCACAGCGACCAGGACCTGCTGGTGGAGCAGCTGATCTACATCCTGAACCGCAATATCAACGACGACGGCCCGGACGCCCTGGAGGGCGCGGTGAGCATGCTGCAGGCCCAAGGCGGCGGCGTGTTTGAATACCAGTCCACCGGCAAGGGCCGGATCGGCACACAGCTTGACGGGTACATGCAATGAGCGACGAGCAGCAGATAAGCGGCAGACCGGTCACCGACGAGGTGGCGATCGCCGCCAAGGACATCGACATCTTTGCCGGCTACCTGGGCCGCCTGGAGAATCCGGACCCGACCGTGCTCAGCGAGGGGCGCGGTCGGGGGCTCAAGCTCTATGACGAGGTGGCGCGGGACGCCCATGCCGGGTCCGTGCTGCAAACCAGGGCGCTGTCCATCGCCAGGCTGGAGTGGAAGCTGATCCCGGCGGATGACTCGGTCAAGGCGCAGGCGATCGCCGAGTTTGTCAAGAACGTGCTGGACATGACCAACATGACCCAGGCGATCCAGGAGCTGATGCAGGCGGTGCTCTACGGGTTCTACGTGGCCGAGGTGCTGTGGACGGTGCGGCGCGGCGCCTGGGTGCCGGCCCGGCTGATCACCAAACACCCGCGCCGGTTCGTCTTCACCCCGGAGCGGGAGCTGCGGCTGCTGACCAGGGCGAGCATGATCACCGGCGAGGTGGTGCCGGAGCGCAAATTTGTCGTGTTCACCTGCGGCTCCTCGGACAATCCCTACGGCCAGGGGCTGGGCCAGTCCATCTGGTGGCCGGTGTGGTTCAAAAAGAACGGCATCAAGTTCTGGATGCAATTCCTGGACAAGTTCGGCTCGCCGACGCCCGTCGGCAAATACCCTGCCGGTTCGACCCCGGAACAAAAGAATGCCCTGATGGATGCCATCGAGGCCATCCACCAGGAGACCGGAGTCACCATCCCCGAGGGTATGGCCATCGAGCTGCTGGAGGCGGCCAGGTCCGGCCAGGCATCCTATGAGGCCATGTGCGAGTACATGGACCGGCAGATCTCGAAACGGGTCCTGGGCCAGACCGCCACGACAGAGGGCACCCCCGGCAAGCTGGGCAACGAGGAATCGCAGGACGAGGTGCGGCACGATATCCGCAACGCCGACGCGGACCTGATCGAGGAATGCTTGAACAGCTCCCTGGTGCGCTGGCTGGTGGATCTGAACTTCCCGGACCGGCTCTATCCGTGGCTGGTATTGCAGACCGAAGAGCCGGACAACATGGAGGCCCTGACCCTGGCGCTGGAAAAGCTGGTGCCGATGGGGCTGCGGGTTGAGCAGGCGGAGATCCGCGACAAGCTTGGCCTGTCCGACCCGGCGGAGGGTGTTGAGCCGGAGATGCTGCTGGGCCAGGACAAGAACAAAATCTTTGAATACCACCTGGCCTATGGGCTGGTGACACCCAACGAGGTGCGGGCCATGCTCGGGATGAAGCCTGTGCCCGGCGGGGACAAGCTGCTGCCGCAAACCAAGAGCACACCAGGGGATGCCGCCGCGCCACAGTTCAGCGAGGGAAAGTTCACCCCGGAACAGCAGGCGCTGGAGGACCTGACGGAGCAGGCGATCGCCGAGGCCGCGCAGGCATTTTCCGACAATGAGGAAAAGATGCTGGCCGCGGTGCGGGGGGCGCACTCGTTTGAGGAGGCCCAGGAGCGGCTGCTTACCCTGCTGCCTGATCTTGATGCGGACAGGGCCGCCGCCGCGCTTGAACAGTGCCTCGTCTCAGGGCGCGCCTTCGGCGCGTACACTGTTGAGGGCAAATGATGATCGACCTGTCGTTTGACCTGCCCATGGCAGAGGCCGCAGCGTTCTGGCGGCGCAAGCTGAGGCTTTCGCCCAAGGAGTTCAGGGCGCTGCAGGACAGTGCCAGGACGAACGCCTTCGCGGTATCAGGCATCGCTCTCGGCGACGAGCTGGACACGGTATTCGACGCCCTGCAGCGGGCTATCGACAACGGGGACAGCTTCGAGGACTTCAAGGCCGAGTGCGCCGAGATCTTCGAGCGCCGCGGCTGGACCGGCAAGCGGGCCTGGCGAGTGGACAACATCTTTCGGACCAACATCCAGACCGCCTACAATGTCGGCCGCTACGAGCAGATGCAACGGGTGAAGAAGCTTCGGCCATTCTGGCGCTACAGCGCGGTGAACGATTCTCGCACCAGGCCGGAGCACCGGGCCATGCACGGCAAGATCTTCCCGGCGGACCATCCATTCTGGGACACCTGGTATCCGCCCAACGGTTTCCGCTGCCGGTGCTCAGTCGATTCAGTTTCCAAGGAGGAGATGGAGGGCTACGGCTGGCAGGTTGAAGGGAGCGATCCGACCAACACGCTCTTCGAGCCAACCGATCCGGTGACCGGCGTAAAGCTGCCGGCCAGGCAATTGCTGCCGGACCCGGGCTGGAACTATCACCCGGGCAAGGCCGCGGACCAGGGGCCGGCAAGGATGCTGCGCGACGCGCTTCCGAAAATGCGGCCGCAGATCGCCAGTATGGTGCTGGCGAGGGCGGCAAAGATCCTCAGCGCCGCGGAGATCGCAAAGCTGAAAGAGCTGATCGGGGAGCAGGCATGACCGTCACCATAAGGTGGGACGACAGAGAGGTATTGGAGGCGCTGCGCGGGGCGGCGAGGCGGTGCGAGGACATCGGGCCGCTGCTGTGGAATATCGGCGAGACGATCAAGCTCTCGACGAAGATCAACTTTGAGACGGGCGGCAGGCCGGAACGGTGGAAGCAGTCGAAGAGGGCAGCGGCCCAGGGCGGCATAACCCTTTCCGATACCGGACGGCTGCGCAACTCCATTACCTCCCTGGTCAGCGGCCGGGTGGTCACGATCGGCACCAACGTGGACTACGCGGCCGCGCATCAGTTCGGGACCAAGGGGCACATCATCAGGCCGAAGGCGAAGAAGGCGCTGAACATTCCCGGCATAGGCCTGCGCATGTGGGCGCGCCACCCGGGCCTGCCCGCGCGGCCGTTCCTGATGGTTCAGGAGCAGGACAAGGTTGTGATCTTGCGGCAGATCGAAAGCTACATTCTTGAGGGCAAGCGGTGAAAGGCTCAAATCGCCCCAAATTCGCAAAAGCGGGACAACCTGTCCCGAGACAGGGGCGATAGGGCGCGCGCCCAATACAGGAAGAATTAAACGTGTTTTAAAAACGGTTCCGCTTGCCGGGGCCTGGACGAAAAAACGAGGGGGCTGGAAATGGCGAAAAACGAATTCAAAGGCTTCGACGATTGGATCCAGATCTTCAAGGGCGGCAAGCAGGTAGATTCCAGCGGCGCCGAACACGACGGCGACGCCCTGATCGACAAGGCGGTGGCCTCATTCAATGCGAGCGAGCACGAGCCGCCGGTGGTGGTGGGGCACCCCAAGGACAACGCCCCGGCATTCGGATGGGTCGAGGGGCTGAAAGCAGAGCACCTCCCGAACGTCGGCAAGGTGCTGCTGGCAAAGTTCAAGGAAGTGGTGCCGGAATTCGAGGCCCTGCTCAAGGCCGGCCGCTACAAGAAGCGCAGCGCCGCCTTCTATCCGGACGGCAGGTTGCGGCATGTCGGGTTCCTCGGGGCCATGCCCCCGGCCGTGAAGGGGCTGGCGGATCTCAAGTTCGAGGCGGGCGAACAGTACATCGAGTTCTCTGAAGGCTGGAACATGGGCGTCATCGGCCGGATGTTCGGCAGGCTGCGCGAATGGCTGATCGAGAAAGACGGGGTGGAGGTCGCGGATCGGATCATGCCGGACTGGGACATCGACCATTTGAAACAGGAAGCGAGCCGCACGGAGAAACAGGCAGTCTCGGCGGTCTATAACGAAAAACCCAACACAACGGAGGGTACTATGCCGGAAGGGAAACAGTTCTCCGAGGCGGACGTGAAGGCCGCTGAAGAGGCAGCCGCCGCCAAGGCGAAAGAGGAAGGGAAGCGAGAAGCGCAGCGCGAGTTCGCCGAGGCCGAGCGCAAGCGCGGCATCGACGAGTTTATCGCGCGCAACTGGCCCAAGGAGGGCAAGGGCAAGCTGCCGCCGGCCCTGCTCGATGCCGGAGTCAAGCAGTTCATGGAGCAGCTCGACGGCGGCGCGGAACTGGAGTTCAGCGAGGGCAAGAAGCAGAGCCCGCTGGCCTGGTTCATGACCTTCATGGAGTCCCTGCCCGCCTCCGGCCTGTTCACCGAGGTGGCGACCCGGGATAAGGACATGGGCGGGCTGCCTGCCGGGGAGCAGATCGCGGCGCTGGTTGCGGAGAAGCGCAAGTCGGCGCCTACCCTCAGCTATGCGGCCGCGTTCAGCGAGGTGCAGGCGGAGCACCCGGATCTGGCGAAGGCCTACCAGGTCGATCTGGGGAAGTAGGCCCCCTCACCCTGCCCTCTCCCGCGAGGGGAGAGGGTGAAACGACTATGACCAACCAACAGGAGTAAAGAATATGGCAACTGAAAACAGAGTTCTGGACGTTTCCTTTGGGGCGGCGGAGGATCTCAGCAATGACCAGTACCGGATCGTGGTGCTGGATACCGGCAAGGTCCGTCGTCCGAATGCCGCCACCGACCACCCGCTCGGGGTGCTGCAGAATGCGCCGGCAGCAGGCGAGGCCGCGGTGGTCCGGCTGATCGGCATTAGCAAGATTCAGCTTGGTGAGGCAGTGCTGGAAAATGAATGGATCAAGCTGGAGTACATCGACGCCGCCGACGCGGGCAAGGGCCTGGATGCCGACGTGGCCCTGGACCTGGCCATCGGCCGCTGCCTTGCCGGCGGTGCCGAGGACGAGCTTGGCGAGGTCCTGCTCTCCGGAGCGGTCCACCAGGTGAACGCGATCAGCTAAGCCGGATGAAGAGCGCTGCTGCCGGCGGATTTAACCAACGATTAACCCTGCAATAGGAGAATCACCATGCCCCAACCGAACGTGAAAGACCTGATTGTGGCCGGACCGCTGGCTGATGTCAGCATCGCCTACCGCAACAAAAGCTACATCGCCGACCGGGTTTTCCCGATCATTGACCGGGTTTCGCCGCGGGCGAAAATTGCCCGCTACCTCAAGGGCGCCTGGTTCCGCAACGAGGCCGGAATCAGGGGCGCCGGGAGCAGGGCGCCGCGCGGCGGCTATCCCGTCGACCTGATCAGCCTCAGTACAAAGGAGTACGCCTTTGCCAAGGAAGTGACCGATGAGGATCGCCGCTTCGCCACCGTACAGGGCGCGCCCCCGCTGCGCCCCGACCAGGACGCGCTTGAGTTCTGCGCGGACAAGATCGACCTGTCCAAGGAGGTCCGGACGGCCAGCATCATCCTGGCCGGGACCTGGTCTGGAGTGGCCGGCGAGGATGCCGCCGGGCTCTGGGCGGCAGGCGCGGGCAACACCTTTCTGGCCGATGTACGCGCCAGGGTGGAGACCATCCGCGCCAATACCGGCATGAAGCCGAACCGGCTGATCATCGACCACGGCACCTATAACTCCCTGAAAGAGGAGTCCACCGTGCTCGACAAGATCAAGTATACCGAGCGCGGAGTGCTGACCAAGGAACTGCTGGCGGCCATCCTGGAGCTGGAAGAAGTCCTGATCGGCGAGGCGATCTACTCGACGGCCAAGGAAACCAAGGCCGGGACGGAATTCACCGCGGCCAACGTCTGGGAGAAGAACGCCGGCAAGGGCTCCGCGTTCCTCTACTACGCTCCGGCGACGCCCGGCCTGAAAACGCCGTCCGCCGGCTACCAGGCGCGGGTCGCCTACGAGGACGGCTCACCGCGGCGCAGCACGACCTGGCGCGAGTCTGCCGAGCATCAGGACGTTTACGAAGTTGCCGAGGAGACCGACATCCTGCAGACCGGCGCGGATCTCGGCTTCCTCTGGTACGACACCCTGCTGACCTAAGAGGCTGAAGGCTATCAGGCTGAAGAAAGTCCCCTCGCCCGGGCGGCCGGGCGAGGGTAACCGGAGGAGCGAATGAGCTACGCAACCATAACCGACATCAGACAGTGGATCGACGAGGACGTGCTGATCCAGCTGACCGACGATGCCGACGCGGGGACTACGGATGCCGACGTGGTGGCCACCGCCCTGGCGGCGGCGTCTGTCGAGATCGACGGCTATCTCGGCGGCAGGTACGCGCTGCCGCTCGCGTCGCCCCCTGCCGTCCTGACGAAGCTGGCCGTCGACATCGGCGGCTGGCTGCTCCACGTCCGCCGCGATGTCGCCGCACCCGCGCACTGGCAGGCACGGCACGACAACGCGATCAAATTCCTGGAGAAGATCGCCACGGGCAAGATAAGCCTGGGCGCCGACGATCCGGCCGGGACCGGTGCCGCCGACAGGCCGGCGGCGACCAGCGGCGATCGCATCTTTTCAACCGACACCCTGGCTGGGTACTAACCGGTTATGAAAACGCTGCTCGCCGCCATCAAGGCCGCCCTGCAGACAGGGATCGCCGAGGCCAGGGACGGGGACATCTTCATCACCCCGTCGCTGAACTTCCTGCCCGCCGGCGTCAAGTCGACGCTGGCCATCGGCATCAAGGACGGGCCGGTTGCCAGGCGTGACCTGACCTGCGGGCTGGTCGAAAAGACACTGCAGGTGCAGGTCGGGGTGTTCGTCCGGTTGCTCAAGCCGGAGGCGGCGGTGATGGGGGACGACTCCACGTCAAGCCTTGGCGTGCTGGAGGCAATCGATGCGATCGAGACAACCCTTACCGACAACCTGCTCTCGATTCCCGGGATGATGTTTGCGCGGCCGGTGGCCGAGGCGGCGTCCGAGCTGTTCGTCGGCGAGGGCGGCGCGGCCTGGCAGACCAAGTCCATAACCTACAATTATATCTGGGAGGGATAACCCCATGTACATGCTGAAAAAGGGCCAGGAGGCGTTTGTGGTGGTTGACGGCCCCATGGCCGGCCGGCGGTTTGAGCCCGGCCGGAGATATGCGGAGATCCCGCCGCAGGAAAAGGGCCGGTTTGAAAAGATCAAGGCAAAAGTCGCCCAGGGCGAGGAGGTGGGTAAATCATGAGAAACCCGCGATCCAATCTCAACCTGCTGGCGGTCTCCCTCGCAACTGGAGAGACCGCCATCAATACCGAACAGGCAACGGACATCTCGCTGCTCGTCAGTGACGACGACTATATCAACCTGCAGCACCGGCGGGAAAGCAACGCCGGCGAGGCGAACGGCAAGGAGGAGGCGGACGCGGTTGACGATCTCGGGGCAACGTCCGAGGCGAAATTCACCTTTGCCAAGCTGCAACCGCACCACGCGGCACTGCTCCTCGGCTATGGCCTCGGCAGCGTGACCACCGCCGCGGCCGGCTCGGGGTATGCCCACACCATCACCCCGATCGCCGGCGACCTGGACGAGCAGCGGTCGAATCCGTCACTCACCGGGGTTCAGCGCATCGGCAACTCCATCGTCAAGCGGCGGTTCGCCTCGCTGTTTGTGGATGGGCTGTCTCTGAAGTTCGCCAGGGACGAGTGGGTCAGCGGCAGCGGCGCCATCAAGGGTACCGGCAAGCACACCGACAACATCACCGAGGAGACGGTCAGCGCCCTGAACAACGCGACCAGCCTCCCCCTGGCCGCCAACGCGGTGGCAGGGGCAACGGCCCAGGCCCGGCTGGATAATGTCCAGGTGGTGCGGGCGGCGACCGTCGGCGACCAGTACGAATTTTGCGTGGTGACCGCGGTGTCTTCCGCAACCCCGGCGGTGATTACCATCGCCAGCCTGGGCGGCGACGGGCTCTCCAGCCTGGATTACAAAATCCTGTACGTGCCGACCGAGCCGGCCTGGTGCACGTTCCCGGCGCGGATCACCGAGACGCCGCTGCGCGTATCCCAGATGTGCCTGCATGTCGGCGGCAACTGGGACGGATCGGCCTTTGTCGGCGGCAAGTCGCTCTCTTCGGTGCTGGAGTCTCTGGAGTACGAGCTGAAAAACAACATGGACGTAATTTTCACACCCTGTGCCGGCGGGGTGTACGCCGGTCAGGCTCTGCGCTCGGCCCGGGAACAGACAATCAAGCTGACCCGGCAGACCCGGGACTTCCTCCTGCAGAACTATATTCTGCAAAACGAGACGTTCGGGCTCCATGTCCTGTGCGAGGGGGCGGAGTTCGATACCGGCCATAAGTACACACTGGAGCTGATCTTCCCCAGGGTAAGCATCCTGGAAGCGCCGTTCTCAAGCAAGGACGGCCGGATCACCGAGGCCGGGAACCTGCAGGTGCTGGAAGACGACACCTACGGCAGCGTGATTGCCCGGGTAAAGAACCTGCAGGCCACGGTCGCGGCGTAGAAGAGGGACACTGAGGCGCCTAGGCGCTAAGGCAAGCACCTCCCCCTCGGGTGAGGGGTACCCGGAAATCAATCCATCAACAATGAAGAGGAGCACCGCATGCCACGCATACTCGGCACGGCTACCAACAGCCTGCATATCCACGACAACATCTCCGACAGCGACATCGTCCTGTATTACCGCAACCCGACCACCAGCGAGCGCACCGGCTATGCCAACATGGCCGTGCAGCGCAAGCGCAACAAGGTCACCCTGCACCAGGCCGAGGCACGGATGAAGTACGGGATGCTGATCCTCACCGGGTTCCGGGAGGGCGATTTCGTCAGGGACGCCGGCGGCCGGCCCGAGGTGTTTGCCAGCGACCCGGCATCGCCCCGGTACCGTGCCGACTGGAAAGAGGAGATCGAAAAGGGGGCCGCGGACCTGGTGATGCTGCTCGCCGCGCACGTCTTTGACGTCTCCGCCGAGATTGACGAGCCCGACGATATTGACCAGGGCGAAGGGGGAGAGGAAGCCCCGGGAAACTCCGGAGAGACCTCGCCGCAATAAGGCGGGGTCTCTGCGGCAAAGAGGAAGAGGAGCGGTGCCGGGTCGAGAACGGCGACAACCTTGCCTGGGCCTGCGCCCACTGCCCGAAGACCCGGGCTGATGATCTCCACCCGTACACGGTCAAGCTGATGAACATGGTCACTCTCCAACAGGCAGGCTACCCGATGACCGCCGACGATCTGGGGCGAGAAGAGTGGTTTGATCTGGCGCAGGTCAAGGGCGTTCTAGAGCCACGGTTTCAATGCCCGTTAATGGCAGGTAAAAAATGATCGGCAATACGGGAAGCATCAATATCGCCATCGAGGTGAACGACAAGGGGTCAGGGAAGCTCCGCAGCCTGGGCAACATCTCCGAGGAGGCGGCCAGAAAGGGCGAGACCGGCTTTGCCGGCATGCGCAAGTCCCTGAACGATCTCGACCAGTCCTCCCATGTGACCCTGGGCACACTGACCATGCTCGGCGCAGCGGCCGCGGCCCTGGCGGTCGCAGCCGCGGGCGGAATGATGAAGACGGTCAAGGCGGCCAGCGATCTGGCGGAGACCACCTCCAAATTCAACGTCGTCTTCGCCGGCCAGGTCGAACAGGCCGAAGCATGGGCGCAGGAGCTGGTGAGCGGCTACGCCATGTCCACCCGCGAGGCGCGGCAGTATCTCAGCTCGGTCCAGGACCTGCTGGTGCCCATGGGTATGCAGGCCGACGCGGCCGGCGAGATGTCCAACCAGGTGGTGCGGCTGGCCGCTGATCTCGGCTCGTTCAACAACCTGCCGACCGCCCAGGTCATGGACGACATCCAGTCGGCCCTGGTCGGCAATTATGAGACGATGAAGAAGTACGGCGTGGTCCTCAACGAGTCAACGGTGCAGGAAAAGGCCCTGGCTATGGGCCTGGCGAAGACCAAGGACGAGCTGACCGCCGGCATAAAGGCCCAGGCGGCCTACGCGCTGATGGTCAACGGCTCGCAGGCGGCGATCGGCGACATGACCAGGACCGCGGACGGCTATGCCAACCAACTCAAGAAGTTCCATGCCAATATCGAGGACCTGACCGCCGGCTTCGGCCAGCGGCTGCTGCCGATTGCTACCGACGCCATCTCCAGGATCAACGTCGCCCTGGGGGGCAGCGCCGGCGGGGTTGACGCCCTGGCCCAGGCTATGAGCGTGCGGCTGTTGCAGGCGATCAGGTTCGTGGTCCAGGGAGTGCAGTTCCTCCACAACGGGTTCAACGGCCTGGTGCTGGTCGGGCAGACGATCATCAATGCCTACGCGATGGTCTTTGATTACCTGGCCAAGGGACTGCGGGCCGTTGCGACACCGCTCGATCTGATCTTCCAAGGGCTGGTCAAGCTGGGGATGATCGACGCAAACCCGTTCGACGCTTTGGCCAGTGCGGCGACCATGTTCCGGGAGGTTGCTGGCGAGGTCCTGGACGAGCACATCGCAAAGATCGGCGCCACCAACGCCGCCTACGACGCGACCATCGCAACCCTGGACGGCTACATCGCCAAGGCCGGAGAGTCCAGCGCGGCGACCTCGACAGGCACGGCGACGGTCGGAACGCACACAGGCGCGCTGGCCGCAGACTCGGAGGCCCTGGGGATGAATACCGGGGCGCTGACCGTGAACGCTACGGCCAGGCAGACGGCAAAGCAGGCGGCAGATGCGCTCACGACCGCCATCCAGAATTCCGCCGTGCTCCTCGGCGCCGAGGCCATGGCCTACGAACTGTCCACCGACGGCATGTACGGCTACCAGACGGCCATGCAGCTCGCCTACGAGGAAACAAACCTGATGCTCGATGTCGTCAACGAGCTGACCGGCGGCGAGGACGCACTGGCGGCTTCGACCTCGGCCCTTGCCGGCAGCTACGACCAGCTTGCCGGAGCGGCGGCCCAGGCGGCCGCAGCGGTGAACTCGGTCAACACGGCGGCCCCACAGGGCAGTCCCGGGCCAGGCTCTAGCGGAGACAGCGAATACGGCGCGCCGGCAGATTATCAGCCCGGGGTCGGGCTGGTGATCTCGCCGGCGATGCTGGCCAGCCACGCGCAGCCGCAGACAACGAACAACAGCACGGTGATCAACGTCCAGCAGCAGGTGAGCAGAAACGACATCCTGGCGCTGCTCCAGGAGAAGAAGCGCAGGGAGGCGCGGAGCTGATGGCCGTCCCGAAGTTCGTCCTGGGCGCTGACGTGCTGCAGTTTTCGCGGGGCATCCGCTACCCGGTGGCCAAGCCAAGCCAGGCCGTCCAGGCAGTGGACCGCACCGGCGCCGGCACCCTTGAGGTTGAAAGCCTGGGGCCGAACATCCGGCACCGCCGACTCACATTCAAAGATCTGCCGCTGGCCGACTACACAGCCCTGGTCAACTGGTACGAGGGCATTGCCGAGGGCGCCGCAAACCAGTTCACCTATTACGATGAAACCGGTACTCCCATGGCGGTGCGAATGCTGTCCGAGTCGCTGGACTTTCAGGAGATCTCCTATCAGCGCTACGCGGGCGAATTGCTGCTGGAGGTGGTGGGCTGATGCGCACGGATCTCCCCCAGGAGTTCCTTGCCGAACTGGCCAGGCAGGGGCGGAAGCCGCGCCAGCTGCTTGAGTTCGCCTTTGCGTCAGGCACGATCTACGTGTCGGACCAGGAATACGGGTCGGCCCTGGCAAACGCATACCTGCCCATTGTCGAAAATTGGGGAGAGCTGGCAGACACAAGCACCATCGAGGACGTGATCAGAGGGACCAACCAGGGCACCAGGCAGGCCACGGTCACCCTGTTGAATATCGGGGCGATTCCCTTTTCCTCCAGATTCAACGACGAGGCGCCTGAAAACACCGAGGTGTCTCTCTATCAATGGTTTGATGGGACGCCGGAAAGCGCGAAAGTGCTCATCGACAGGTTCATTGTCCAGGATCCCATTGAATACAGCGAGGCCAGCCTCCTCCTGGCGCTGGATCTGGTATCCCTCAACCAGAGGGCGGACCCGTATATCGGGCAGCTGTCCACTGAGGACAATAATTTCTACGGGGTAGTGATCGGCTCCGTATCCAACGCCCCAGGATCTCAATATGGAGCCAGGCCTGTTGTGGAACTGGCCGGCGACCTGTCCGCCGCCGCCACGACCATCGCCTGCACATCCAGCCCGGCCACGGCAGGGTTTACCGCTCCTGGGTCCATCGTCATCGATTTTGAGCAGATCAGCTATACAGGCATCTCCGGCAACAGCTTCACCGGCTGCACCAGGGGGGTAAGCGCAGGCACCACCTGGTCGGCTGCGTTCCCGCATAGCTCCGGGCAAAAGGTGTTCAAGTACAACCACGAGTATCTGTATTCGTTCGGACAGGGGCCGTTGCCAGTCGTGGGGCCGGTCTATGTTGACGGGGTGGTATACTCCGGGCCGCATACGATTTACAAGGACCGTAATCCGGTTCAAGTTGGCTTCCTGCATGGTGACCCGTGGATCAAATCGACGAGCAGCACCGCGGTGACCAATAATGCCGATAATTTCACGGCAGGGTCGGTGGGAGGAACTGTCACCTGGGAGAACAACACCAGCGCAGCAATCCAGTCCGACAACGGTGTATTTCGTATGGCTACCAGGACCGCCAGCAGCTGGACTATCAATGCGGTTTACGCATGGCAGGAGGCACAACAGTCGACCGGAATATCTGAGGGTATAGCAAGCCACGCCGAGTTGGTATCTGCAAAGGTTAAACTCAACGGATATCAAACGAACGGCGGAGTGATCACCATGCAGGATTGGGGATTCGTCAGGGTGATCGGGGTATCAGGATACTGGGAGGCGAGCGACTCGAAAACAGAATCCGGCGCCGGGGATTTCGATTTGACCATGGACCAGACGTCGCGCGGCTGGAGTGGTGCGAAAACCGGATACCAAATACGGCTCGAAGCACTTTGTCAGACCAACTATTCATCGGCATATTCGCGGACGCTGTGCCAACTGGATATGGTTCGCTGTGAAATACAGTACAAACCGTACATTAAGACCCATTCAACGAATCTCACCTGCGACCTGTCATCGGGTACCGGCAACACCAACCCGGCCGATGCCATCACCTCGGTATTGGGGATCATCGGGATTGCCGGGGCCATCGATGCGGCGACATTTGCCACGGCAAAAACCTGGTTCACCACTAATGGTTACTCTTTCAACGGGTTCATCCCCGGCGATATGCGATGCCGGGAAGTGTTGGTTGCTATGTGCCAGCAGTGCCGTGCCCGGCTGATATATAACGGCGGCGGCATCAAGCTGATAATCAGGAAGAATGTTGCGGACAAGGACATCAACCTCCACTTCACCGCAGCCAGCACGCAGCAGAAATCCATCGGAGTGGCAAGGCAGAGCGTCCGCGACGTGCTGAATAAGGTGCAGATCCGCTATGCGGCCACTGACGTGCTGGCCAGTTACACGGCCGTCAAGGAGGTCAAGGATCAGGCATCCATCGACAAATTCGGCCTGCAGGAAGCGGTCCTTGACTTCTACCTGGTGAACGATGGGACCATGGCCACAGCCCTGGCCAATTTCTACATTGCGGAATGGGCGAACCCTTTCGCCCTGGTGACATTCAATACCTACCTGGAAGCGTTTCCGCTTGAGTTTGACGATGTGGTAGTCCTGCATACTGAGTTCAGCAAATTCAAGGTCATCAAGGGCGACATCACCGGTCTGACGCGGGTTTTTGGTTCTGGGAAAAACGGGGGAATCAACCTGTTCAGGATAACAATCAAGGCCTCTGTCAGATCCGTTGTTGAGGCTGGCCTGGCGGACACGATTGCGGCGACAGAACAATTCTCAGGCACTCTGGACGGAACCGGGTACGGGGCCGGAGGGTACGGCGAGGGGGGGTATGGAGCATAATAACCTGATATCTGATTCGGTCATGGCGAAGGGGGTTTTTTCCGCGTGGCTGATTCAATCTGACAGCCTGCTGGTCATTGCCGGCAGACGAATCGACAACCTGATCGTTAACGAGGGGAAAAAATGGCTGGCAGCTAGGGCCGCCGGATCAACAGGACAGCAGAACCTAACTGCAATAGCGGTGGGCACTGGCAATGCGGCTCCGGTCGTCGGGGACACCGCGCTGTCGTCGCAGCTGGCCAGTGCAAGTCTGGTTCGGGTTCCGTGGCAGGGTTTTGGCACCGACAGTCATAAAATTTTCGCCAGGGCATTTTTTGACACGGACGAAGCAGTCGGGACGCTGGCAGAGGCAGGGCTGTTTTTTGGCAGCGTCCTCTTTTCCAGGGTACTGATATCGCCGACCATCAGCAAGCCGAGCGGAAGCATACTGGTGTGCCAGTGGGAAATCAGCTTTTGAGGGAAATAATATGACCACCTACACCAATTTTTTAAAACTGAGGGCGCAGGCCTACAACGACGCAAATTGGGACGTCCTGCTGAATGAAAACCTGGCCATCGTGGATTTTGTTGCCGGCGCGCTGAATTCGCGCAACAGAATTATTTCTGGCGGACTGGTGTCTGATGGCGGCGGCCTGAGCGCTGGGTACACTGCGCTGGTCGCGTGGACAGGCGGGGTTCGCTATGCGGTCGCTGCCGCAAGCGTGACGCTGGCCGCTGACAGCCTGAACTATGTGTACGTAAACAGCTCTGGGGCTGTTGCCGCATCGACCTCGCCGCCAACCGGCGACTATGTCCCGCTGGCTGTCGCGGATACCGGGGCCAGCACAATTTACAGAATCGGCACGGTCAGGCCGTTCATGTTCGTGGCTGAGTCCGGAAAGAACCTCCTGATCAATCCTGGGTTCAATCACAACTTTGATGCCTACCCGGCTGACGGGGTCGCGACCATCGCAAACAATGTTTACGCCCATTCCATGTGGATCAACCGGACAGGCACTACGCAGATATACAGCATCGACGGCAGCGGCAACGTCAACCTTGGCGCGACCGAGCTTGGGCAGAAAAATGATGACATCCTTGCCGCAAATGGCGAGCAGGTCGTCTTCTCCATCCAGTCCGGAGCGGTCCAGATTTATGGCCTGGGGGTAACGACATGGACCACGGTTACCCCTGGCGCGCCATTCACATGGGTTTTGGGCGCATCCGGCAACTCGGGATTCCTTGAATTGAAAAAATCCGGAACCAGCACGTTCTGGCGGCCGAAGCTGGAGCGGGGGATGTATCCGTCCCCGTACGTTCCTCGATCGTGGGAGGAGGAGGGCGCCCTGTGCGCGCCCTATATGTTCAAAACATACGATACCGCAGTCAAGCCGGGATCGATCGACGGATACGGCAGGCACGTACTCATGCAGGCATCAATAACCGCCTACCGGACCTGCTTCAGCCTGGTATTCCCTGCACCCATGCGGACGAGGCCGACCGTCTCCGTATACTCGCCGACAACCGGAACCGTCGGCAAGATCGACCACGAGGTTGACGGCGACATAGCCGCGGCGGCCGGCCAGGTTAGCGCGAGTTCCGCATCGGTATTGACCACGGCGGCGAATACAAATCTTGGGCTGGCACGGGCGCACTTTGTTGCGGACGCGCGCTATTACACATAATCAAAGGGGAGGAAAGCATGAGATTCGCACGGGTTATCGCAATCGCACTGATTCTTTGCGGCACGCCGATCGCGGCCGCTGACGCGCTGGCCTGGGGGCCGACCACGCAGCTGATCGCGCCGACGACTGGCGCGGCGACACGGGAGATCATCATCCCCGAGGGGCTCGGATCATCGCTGCAGCTGACCGGCGTTCTGGCCGATGGCGAGGCCATAACATTGCAGAGATGGAACGGATCAGCGTGGGAGCAGCTTAAGATCGACGGGGCCGACGCAAAGAGCCTGACAAGCACCAACCACATTATCAGCATGTACGGGGCCATGTCAATCCGGCTCAACAAGCCGGCCACGGCGTCAGCCGCCGGCGTTGACTGGGTGAGATAAGATGTCGCCGCCGATCCATAGTCCATTCGGCCCGGGCCAGGGCGATCCGCTTTCGCCGAGGTTCGGCGGTCGCCTCAACCACATCGGCACCCCCGGCGGAGTCGGGTTCGGGGTGGGGATCTGCCCGCTTAATCATGCCGCGCACGGGATTTTTGAGTTGCCGGGAACTCGCATCCTTGGCCACGACAATTACGGCAACTATATTACCGCGTCGGGTGCGGTGTGCATCTGGCGGCCCATGGGATGGTACAGGATCGGGCATGTCGATAATCCGACCTATGCGACCTACGGGGTCAACTCCATAGATATCAAGCCGGAGTGGTTCTTTTCCAGCGACGCTGCCGCCAATGCGGCAGGCTATGCCAGGCACCGAGCGTTTATCGACGGCGGGCACAATGTGCGCGGGTTTACCAGGGACAAGTACCCCAACTCCAAGCAGGCGTGGGGGGCCGGATACATCGCCAGCTCAGTTAAAAACGGGCTGCCGATCTCGTGTCATGCGGATCATAACCCCATCGCCGATCTTACCGCGTGCAGCGTTAATCAATATTACGAGGTGATCAACGCAGCCAAGGCCAGGGACGGGGTGGATGGCGCGGCCAACGCCAGCTCGATCTGGCATCAGTCATCGGTATTCCAGCGTTCCTGGGTAGCGCTGCTGGCGCTGGCCCATGCCCAGGCTGCGACGTCTACCGCTAACTGCGCTTGGTACGACGCTACCGGGATCGCCAATTTTGCCAAAGGCTGCAATAATAACGCGTTGTCGGACGTTAACGACACGTCTGTCAAATGGGAGTCGGACGGGTACAGCAACTGCGGCAAGGCCGGGTCCGCAGGGTACGGCGGTGGCGCAGGAAACGTGTTCGCAAAAAGTACCTGCAACGGTCAAAATTGCGGCGAGGCGGATGTCAACGGGCTGATGTGGGAGCCGGTTATCGGGATGACCTGCGTTGCAACCTCACCGGCGATTGAAGGCATCACCTCGGCAGCGACGCCAGTTTTCACTGTGACCGGACACGGGTTATCAGCCGGGAGCGTGATACAGATCAACGGGATCACCCAGGCCAATTGGACAAATTTCAAGGATAAATTGTGGACCGTGGCCGCTACGCCGGATGCCAACACCTTCACACTAGAGACCGCACCGGACACGACCGCCTATGCTGCCTATGACGCAGGGGCCGACCCTGGGACGATAACGAAAGGGACGTTCTATGTTGCCAAGCAGACCACGGCGATGAAGGATTTTACATCCGGGACCGCATCGGCAACAGACCACTGGGGCACAACCGGTGTGGCTGCGATGATGGACGCTGTGACTCCGGCGTTCAGGACTGATTATCCGAATAATGGATTCTCGCAGCGATTCGGCAACGGTGCCGGCCAGGTGCTGTCAGGGGAGCCAAGCGGGGCGGCATGGCTGCTCGATTGCGCAGGCTTCCCGCTTGTCACCGGGCTGTCGGCGGTAGGGTCAAGCCAGTTCGGTGCGGACTCTATCTACCAATATATCCGCGATCAGTGTTTTCGGCTGGCCGGCGGCTATTGGGGCAGCAGTACGTATGCCGGGGCCTGGGCCGCCCCTTTGAACAACTTTCGGACGAACTCGAGCCACGACGTGGGCGTTCGGCTCGCCTGTTACATTGGCTGAACGAGCGATAGCGAGTGTTTATGGGTGTAGATTCAGAAGCACAATTAAATCGTAAATTTATCGAGTTCGCCAAGCTGCTGAATGTGTATTTGAATCATTTTCCAAAACACGAAAAATACGCGCTGGCGAACAGGATCAGGAACACGGCATATGAAGTATACGACCTCATCACCGAAGGGCAAAAACGGTATCTCAAAAAAACCACCTTGAGCAGTCTGGATATCACGCACGAGCAGCTCCGGATGCAGCTGCACCTGGCCAACGAGCTAGGGTATTTCGCATTCAAGGACGGCCGCACCGAAGATGACCATTCGGGCCTGGCGAAGCACAGGTACCTGACGATAAGTGCCATGATCGATGAACTGGGCAGGATGATCGGCGGCTGGATAAAGAGATTGAAGGATGAAAAGAAATGGCAATAGGGCAGCGCATTAACATGTTTTCGGCTGGCCGGCGGCTATTGGAGCAACAGTACGAATGCCGGGGCCTGGGCCGCCAATTTGAACAACTTTCGGACGAACTCGAACAACAACGTGGGCGTTCGGCTCGACTACGGTTCCCCTCAAAGCGCAAACTGCGCATAGTGGAGCCACAGGGATGCGTTGTCCTGCATAACGGCGAAATTTTACCGGATCGCTTTTTGGTAGGGCGCTGCCCGAAGACCAGTGAGACGTTTGCATGAAACGGGCCGGAAATCTTTTTGACAAGGCGTTCAGCGTAGACAACCTGCTCGCAGCCTACGAGGACGCTCGGCGTGGCAAGCGGAATAAACGCGCCTGCTTTGAATTCGAGCGGCACCTGGGGGCGCGGATAATGTGCCTGCACAAGGCACTGATGGCCGGCACATACCAGCCGCAGCCGTATTTCGAGTTCGAGGTTTACGAGCCGAAGAGGCGGACAATCCACGCGCCGGCGTTCGCCGACGTGGTGGTGCAGCATGCCATTTACCGGGTGATCTACCCGCTGTTCGACCGGACGTTCATCGCCACATCCTTTGCCTGTCGCAAGGGCTACGGAACGCACCGGGCCAGCGACTACACCCAGCAGGCCATGCGCCGGTGCGGCGGCGAGGAGTATTTCCTGCAGCTCGATGTCCGCAAGTTTTTTTATTCCATCGACCGGGCGGCGCTGCGGCGATTGATCGAGCGCAAGATCAAGGACCGGCGCCTGGTGGACGTGATGATGCTGTTCGCCGAGCATGATGCGCCGCGCGGCATCCCGATCGGCAATTTGCTCAGCCAGATCTATGCCCTGATTTACCTCAACCCACTGGATCATTTTATCAAGCGGGTGCTCAAGGTCCGGCATTACGTGCGATATGTGGATGATTTTGTCCTGGTCGGCCTGACCAGGGAACAGTGCCTGTCCTGCCGGCTGCGGATAATCGAGTTTCTGAAAAACGAGCTGCGGCTGGAGCTGTCGAAGACCACGATCCAGAAGATCCGCCGCGGCATCAATTTCGTCGGCTATCGCACCTGGCGCACCTGCCGGGTGATCCGCAAGTACAGTTTGTATAAATTTCGGCGCATGG